TCAGTAGCTTACCTCCGTGCCATCTTCAACTGTTTCGATCGGTACTATCGATCCATCACCGACCTTTTGAGCCACCACAACGCCGTCTTTTATACTAACTTCCCAGGTCTCGCCGTTTTTGAAATTGGGCGACGAGCCAAGATATTTTGTGTCTGTTGGCAGAGTGACCGTGATACTGTCGCTTGCTGCAAAGGTAAGCGACATCCAGCATTCAAAATTGCCTGTCGGATAGGTTAGCGTCAGAGTCGTAACATCTGTGAGGCGATATTCGGTGTTATCGGCGAGGGTTATATTTGTGCCTGTGGCGACTTGCGCAGATACTGCTTTCGGTGTATAGCCGAGTGCAGCGATAACGCCGTTTTTTGTGATGGATATATCAGAGCCATTATATTGGAGTTTGCCATTAGCATCGGAGAACTTGTCGAGTGTATCTTTGTTATCGTGGCTGTGGGAATCTGGGACAAGCTTGTCGAGAGCCTCTCCGACCGTCGATACATATGACAGTGCGGCGTTTGAGTAGTCAACAGCTTCCGCGGCGATTTTAGTTAGCATAAATTGCCATTTACTTTCATTTTCGCCGACCTTATCCACGAAAGAAACTATTACCTGACCCTCCAGGAACGTGCCGAATTCGTAGCTATTGCCTTGAGAGCCGAAAATAATAGGCATCTCCCAAAATAAGCCGCTTGCTGTGTCCGTGGCTATCAAAACGACCCTTTTTTTGGCGGCAACCGCCGCGTCTATTTGCTCGACTGTTGCATCGCAAGATGTGACCGTATACTCGTCCTCGCCGCTTGCGACCGCCATTTTGATCGTGAAATCGGATGCGCCGCCGCCTAAAGCTTTTCCGTCATAGGTCGGCTTGCCGTCTTTTGACTCGGCAAACTTATCAAGCACCGCCTTGTTGGCGTGGCTGTGACGCGCGGCGGTGTTAAGCGCGATTTCGGCGGCAAGGCTGTGGCTCAGACGTTCCGTGCCGTCCGGGATTGACACCTTGGCAGTGCCTGTTATCACCGGTGCATAGCCGACTATCTCGCCGTCCGCAAAGAAGGCGACAAGCTGTGCCGCCATGTTGCCGGGTTCTGGCACAATATCGCTCGTTATTTTGACCGTCACATAGCCGTCCGTAGGAGTCAACAGCTCGGTTTGCAGATACTCGCCGACCGTCGACTCAAAGTAGACACGATAGCTGTCCGCGCCCTCGAGCTCTTCGGGAACGGGGAGAGACAACTCCGTGAAGTTGTTCTCCGCTCGATATCCAACGTCATACCCGCGAGGACGGGCATAGTCAACCGTTATTGTTCTTGCCTGCATCTTTTCCCGCCTCCCCATTCTCGCCCTCCACGGGCGGTTTTTCGAGTTCTGAGAGCATATCGGACAACAGTTCGATTTTGCCGCAAACCTTGGCAAGCTCGACTTTATTGACCTCTATCTGCTGTATCAGCTGCGCGTTGTGCTTCTGCAAGGCTTCGCCCTGCGCTCGCACTTCAGCGATTTTCTGTTTGATTTCTGCTTTTGTCATTTTTTCACCACCTATTAGGCATCCTTTCCGGCAAGCAACTTTGCCTTGTTGCTGCCAAACTGTGCATATAGCCCGTTGTCGTTCATATACAATAGTGCCGCTTTGCCGTCATTGCTTTGCAGACGCAGTGCAACCCTGTCCGTCGCGGGTTGATAGACATCAATCCTTGCCAATATCGTTTTGGCGTCGACATTCGTCAACTCCAATGCGGCTGACGCTTTTCCGCCCGGTGCGCCTACGCCTAACGCCACAGTGTGGTCATAACCGCCTATAAGACGGTGGTGGATGTGTCCGGCAAACTGGTTGTGTCCGTATTCGTTCGTCTCGACACATTTTCTGACGCGCGTTCTATCTGCCTCTATAAGCATATAGTCCGATAGCCAGTTAAGGTCGAGACTGTTGACCGCCGGGCGAACAGCAGAGGCGTTGTTTTTCGATGTGCCAAATCTAAAGCCTTTTGCAGACTGCCCGCCGAGCGTAAACTCCGGCGCGGCTATAGTCGCATACCAGTCGCCGCCGAGTGCGGTTTTAAACAGCATCGAGCTACCAAAGGTCAGATATTTATATCCCGTTCCGGTTCCCGTGCCTGCGCCTTGATATAGGTCAAGCACGCCGCCTGACAAGTCCGCTTTATAGCCGTCGTTGTTTACGATTGACAGTGTACCGCCGTCAAGGTTTATGTCGCCGCCAGTGATGTTGATATCGGAGGCTTCGATATGACCCGTGTCCAAGTTAAACGAAAACTTCCCGGTCGGCGACGAGAGGATATCCGTCGTGATATAACTCGCGGAAATCTTGTTTGCGGCAATGCTTCGGATAACCGCGTCACCGTCTTTTGATACACCGTACTCCCAGTTCGGGGATCCGTTGTTCCAGCCGTTATTAGTCCAGGCATAACCGCCGGCGTTGCGGCAGTAGATGGTGTTGCTCCCCTCAAGCGTAGGCTTGTCGTGGTAATAAGTAATTACCGCGCCGTTGCCGTCCGCTTTCCGCGTGACATATAAGCCCATGCTATTTGCGATGGTCTCGTTCAGCGCGAGGGTCGCCTGCTCGTAGTCGTTGATTTGCGCTGCCTGTTGGGCGCGGGTTTGCTCGAGTACCGCCTGCTGCTTTGGTGTAAAAGCACCCATCGTGGCATATCCCGACTGCGTTGCCGTTTCGCCCTTGCCCTCGAGCTTCGTGCAGCGGTTCTGTGACTGCCACTTGACATTTGTCAACACGACTTTCTTCGTCCCCTGAGCCGTCTCAAAGTTCATCACATCGAGCGGTCTGAGGTGCGGGAAAGAGTGTGTAGTGCAGGACATCGGAGTGTATGTAAGACTGCATCGCGCAGTTTTGAGTTCCGTCACCAGTGTGCTGAGATTCATATCGCTCTGGGCAAGGAGATTGCCCTCGATATTAAAGGCATAGTCCTTTGTGCCCGCGAGGTATTCGGTCTTGTTCTCATCGTTTCCGACAATGCGCACGCCGGAGAACACTATGTTGTTTTCGGCAAAGTCTGTATTGCCGGAAGTAAAACGATCTGACGCTTTTATAACCGTGTGTTTGGCGTTTGTTGCATACCACCCGCCTGTCAGCTTGCCGTCATAGTCAATATACAAGCTCACGCCCATAAGCTCCGCAGCCCAGACAAGCACCTGACGATAGGTCAGGTTGTCCGCCTCCGGGCGTTTTGGTATCGATACACCCCGATGCAGCGTGTTCGTCGGAAGCTTCTGCGACACCCCGCACTTTGTGCAGGCATCGGCGACTATCTGATACAGCGTTGCAGGATAGGCAAGCTCAGTATCATAGGCTCGGTTAAACTTCGCCATGCGGTCATAAGCCGTTATTTTGATGCTCCGGAGCTTGCGCGGAGGGCTGTCCACCGTGTAATAGCCGATAGGCACGGTCTCCGTTGTCGAGCCCGTCGGAAAGCTTGTAGTGACATACAGCTGTGCGCCCTCGAACACCTTATCGTCAAACGCGCCGTCGGTATTCTCAAGAGTAAAACTCAGCTCTGACATACACGCGGAGCCCAAATCAAGCTTGCTGCCCGTGACACTTGACCAGTCCACCGTTACCGCGCCGATAATGTCTTTGTCGGTAATATTAAATGCCGTGCCTTTGGTAGGCGTACAGAGGATATTGACGGACTGCACCACATCCTCTCGCAGAGCAGCAAGCCCGGCAGAAGTTATTGGATACATAACATCACCCCTTTCGCGCCGCGATTTTAAAGGTCACATTGTCAACAACATTCAGACTGCTGTTGTACAGCGGCGCACTTCTGTTGCCGACATAAAACTCTTTTGTTACATATCCGCCCTCGAGCATATTTAAGTACTTGACCGTTATATACTCCGGATTGAACATTTTCAGAATCTTGCTCGCGTTCGCTATGGACAGCCCGGAAAATTTAAGCGTTACCGCGTCGGTCTGCCCTATGCGTTTTTTGTGCATGACGACATCTTCGGTACGCCCTGCATCGCTGGCCGAAGCGTCCTCAAGCTCCCATTTATATCCGTCCTCCGAGTCAGGATATACCGGCATAGTTACGCCGTCCACGGTAGCTATCGGATTGTCACCGGGATTAAAAGTGGTTGCCACTGCTGTTCACCTTCTTTCTTGACATAAAAAATGAAATATGATAGATTAAAAAGAAAAGGGAGAAATTCTGATGAAAAAATTTATTGCTTTACTTATCGCAGGTATTATGCTGATTGGGCTCTGTGGATGCGGCAATTCTACAACCACCAACTCCCCCACTACTCCAGATAATATCAGCAAAGTAGATTTGCCGAATGACCATTACGGCGAGGGTATGTACAAGGTTGGAAAAGACATTCCCGCCGGTGAATACTGGATAATCGCCACAGAAAAAGATTATTCAGGATATTTCTGTGTGTCGTCCGACAGTTCCGGAGATTCGATTATTTTTAACGAAAACTTTGACACTTGGGTTTATGCCACTGTCAAGGACGGCGAATACATAGAAATTACACGGGCAGAAATGTGTCCCTCGGAAAAGGCTCCGGACATGCACTTCAACAGTTCCGCCGTGCTCGAAGGGGTTTATAAGATTGGAAAGGATATTCCCGCCGGAGAGTATAAGCTCGTTGCCACTGAGGCGGGAAACGACGGTTATTACGCCGTGCTGTCGAGTTCGTACAATTACGGCGATAATATCGTTGCTAACGATAACTTCAGCAACAATGCATACATCACTGTCCAAGACGGACAATATTTGCAGATTTCCAGAGCACTTGGTGAAAAAGTGGACTGACGCAATATTACAAAGGAAAAGCCCTCTCGATTGAGAGGGCTTTTATTCGTTTATCGGAATGATCACTTTACCGGCACGCATGTTGACATTTCTAAGCTCGTTTACAATATCACCGCGCTCGTTCATAACGACAATCGTTACGGTTCCGCCATTGCTTCGTTCCATAGCTCTTTCAACACCGCGCTCAACACCCGAAGAAACACCGTCCACAATTTGGCTGTTGTTGGCAACTGCCGTCCTGCCTCCGATTTGTCCAACCATCTCGGGGCCGCTCTCTCGAGCAATAAAGAGTTGTCCGGTATCAGGATATCCGCCGGATGCATACTGCTGTGCCCCGGTAGATCGGGTTTTTACTGTCACATCGCAGCTTACACCGTTTATATTGTTGATGTTATTTTTAAGCTTGACGAGCTGATCCGAATAATACTTCGTCTTTTTGCTTGCGTCATCCATTGCAGCAGACGTGTTCTTAATAGCCTTGCGTGACTGTTCCAAAGCGTCTTCGGCATGTTCGACTTCTTTTTTAAGAGCTCGATATTCCGGACTAAGCTTTTGCGATATCCAATTCGCGACATCACGAAAGCCACCTGATACGCCCTGATTTTTCTTGTCAAGTTCTGCCGCCTTTTCGTTTAACTTATTTTGTGCCTCGGCAAGCCTATCTGACGCAACCTTGTAATTGTCAGTCGCCGTCTTGTTGTCAATTGTTGCTTGATAAAAGGCTTTGTATGACTCAGTCAGAATGTCTTGTATTGCAGCCATTTCGGCCTGTTTCTTCAAAGCCTCTATGACCCCGTAAATTGAGTCCTCAGTCTCCACAACTACGCCTTTGGTCTCGTCGATACTCAAATGCAATCCGTCGATATTCATAGCATTCAGAGTGTCGACCTTGACGCGCATCAAGTCCATTTCATAGGCGGACTTATTTGACTTTTCGCTCAGCTGATATATCTCGTCGGTGAGCATTTTAACTGCACCGTACTCCGCACTGACGGTGTTCAATCCCTCTATCTTCTGATTAAGACCATCCATATTTTCCTTTGTTCTTTGGATGATTGCCTCAGAGGATGCGATGTTTTCTGACAACACCTTATAGGCATCGGAGGATTGGTAGGTCTTTTCTGCAAGCTCATCTGCGCCCTGTTCAAAACCTATGATAGCTCCCGTGATTGCACCAATTGCCGCGACGACCAGTCCGGCCGGACCCAACGCCGCATACATAGCCACTGCAACGGCAGTAAGTCCTACTGCCATAACCGCCAGTTTGGCTTTGGCATCTTCTGCGCCCGCGCCGAATGCCTTAAAAGCAGATTTTGCCATCGCCAGCGATGCCGCGAATCCTGCCGCGCCTATCATGGCTTTTTGAATTGCCGACAAACCCGCTCGGAACTGCTTCAAACTGTCTTTGGCAGCACCCGCAGCTTTCTTCCATCCATAACCTAACGCCTGCGCTGTGCTTCCTCCGGTCTCCTTTATCCAAGAAAAACTCTCGGTAAAAGTAGAGACAACTCTCAGCCCCTTAAAGCTATTCCACACGCCTTTTGCGCCGGAGTACCACTTACTCAGAACCTTTACGCCGAAAGCGGCGGTCGCGCCGGCTGCAACTCCCTTTATCACCGGCTCAAGTGCAGAGACTGTGGATTTCACTTTTTCAAGCTTCTGCTTCAGCTCTTCTGCGCGCTCTGCAAGCTTCGGGTCAATAACGCTGTTAGCGTCGGAAAATGGGCTCTTAAAATTGTTCCCCCCGCTTGATACCGTTGTGCTGCTTCCGCCTCCGCTGCCGCTATCAGATCCGGTATCCGGCGTTCCGAGACGATTGATTTCATCGATGCCGAGCAAAGCGTTTTTATAATCCTTCGCCTTTTTCGCCGCACTGCCGAGGTTTGTGGACACTTGCTGTGTGCTATTGGCAAGCTTGGCGGTGTTTGACGATGTCCGGCTCGTTGCACTTGACGTGCCAAACAATATGGCCATGACTTGCCCGGCTTTTTCGGCGAGAGCGGTCAATCTTTCAAGCAACGCCGTGACATGCGGAATACACTGCTGCAAAGCCGGCGCAAACATCGACCCGAGCGCACTTGACAACATTTTTGTCTGAGCTTTCAAAGCAGCCTGCGCTCCTGCGAGGGTGTTCGAATATTTCGCAGCATCCCCGGTCTGGAATGCCGTCTCCCGCATGATGCCTTGTGTCGTGGCTATGCGCTTTTCTGCGTCGGTCAGCGTTGCTGCAGTCTTGCCTATCGATGCCGCGTATTCGTCCCATATAATGGACAGATTTTTTGTAACTCCGGCGTTGTCGACAAGAATGCTGTTTTCGTTTTTGATACCTTCGGCTGCGCTCTTGATGGCTTCGCCCATCGTCATACTGCCCTGACGGTTAAATGCCGCCGAGTCTTTCAGGTTGGTCAGTATGGACTGTGTCTGCTCGTCGGAATACCCTGCCGCCGCGAGGCGCTTATATGCGGTGTAAGCGTCCATCATCGGGATAAGGCCGTCTTTGGTATACGATTTAAGCCATGCTTTTGCGGCGTTCAGGTCTTTTCCCTGCGCGGTCAATATGCTCGACAAGCCCATTTGCGCGGCTTCGTTTTCCGCGTATGCGTCCGTCAGCTTCTTGACTTCGCTCACTATTTTTTGTATAGCCGCAACGGCAGCGGCCGTTTTTAAGCCTGTAAAAAGCTTTCCGACACCCGCTCCCGTGCGCGTTGCCTGCTGTTCGAGCGATCCCAGCCTCTTGTTCGCCTTATCAATCTTGGCGTTAAAGTCCTTGGTGTTTGCTGTAATCAGCACTTGCAGTTCTTCAACTGTCATTTTTTCTCACCTGCCCTGTGCCTTGCGGCGTTTTTTGATTTGGCATAAGCGGACACCCGAGCCTTGATTACCATCCACCCGGTTTGCTGCATGCCGAAAGCTGACGGGAACGCCTTTTCAAGCGTAGGATATTTTTTCGGGTCGTTAAACGCGAAAGAATTGAGCTGTCCGAGATTCCATATCAGCTGTAACTGCCATTTACGCCGCTCATTTTCTGCCTTTTGCCTTGCGGATATAAGGTCTTCAACCTCTCCGGCCGACATGCTCCAGAATTCGTCCGGGGTTATCTCGACCGCAAAAGCGCGAGGTTTGAGATCCGCGACCCATTCGGTCGCCGAGGAGAAGGACGAGGAGAAGATTACTCCGTCTCCTCGTCCTCCCGCTCCATGTCCGCTATCTGTTCCGGTGTAAAAAAACCGGACACCTTCATAATGCCGAGGAATGTGTCCGCTCTGTCCTCGAGGGTAAAGCCCTCGGCTTCAAGCGCATCGATGAGCTCATATGTCTTGGGGAGCGTCATATTCGCCTGGTATTTCTGCAGCGCGCCCCAGAGGGTCACTGCAAAGACCTTGGTGTATGCCAGCTTGTCGAGAGCTTCAAGCAGGCTGCAGCCTATACGGTCTTCCACTTCGATTTTTGTCGCCGTCGTGAGCTTGAGCTTGTACTCCTTCTCGCCGGCGGTCAATCTATAAAAAGGTGCATTACACGCAGTAAGCATAGTTGTTGTCTCCTTATTTTAAATTTTCGGCGGAGTTTCCCCCGCCGATGTGTTCTTTAGCCGCCGGACGAGGTATATTCCTCTATATCCGACGATGGAGTGATTTTTGCAGTAAAGGTCAGCGCCTCTGCGACGCCCTTTCCGGGCATCGAAAGTGACACTCTGCCTGTCCATGTGAAACCGGAACCGTCCGGGAACAGCAGAATAAAGGTCTTGTCTGCATCCTTAGCTCCCTTGAGGGTCGCCCAGTTCGTGCCGGTCTTCATACCCTCATAGCCGAAAGTAAACGCCATGTCTCCGGGGTCGGAAAGCCCGGGCTTATACTTTCTCTGCGTGTCCTTCATCGTGGTCACGTCGATTTTGTCCGATTCGCCGAGCATATCGGGAAAATCAAGCAGACCGGGAACTTCAGCTGCCGCTTCTGCGCTCGCGCCCATTTTCAGAATCACGCCTATAGAAGTCTGATAATCTTCAGCCATTTGTACTTACCTCCTTATTAACTGCGGTAAAACCGCTTCGTGTTGTTGTCGTAGACTCCGTTATAAAGCAGGACGGTGCGGTATAACACCGTACCGTCCTCCTGTTCGTCCTCAAGGTGGTTAGGACTGCCGCGAAGCAGACCGAGGCGAAGCATTGCATCGTCGACTTGCCTCTCGACCTCGTTTCTGCCCTCCGGCGTCGCCATCCACACCTGGATCTGCACGGCGATCCGGGAAAAATGGTCCGGACGCGAAGAGGATGGCATTTTAACGGAGTTATCCATCTGCTTTATCAAACCGTGCCGTTCAAAACTCTGCGGATATTCCGCAGACCATTTCACGCCCGGTACAGCGAGTGAAAGCACATCATAAGTCACCTGTTCGATATCAACCATTTTTCTGACCGCCTTTACGATTTATTTCCTGTTGTATCGCGCGCTTATAGCACTCGAGTATTGCTTCGCGATTGTTTATAAGCGCAGGATAGAGATACGGCTGCGCCTTTTGTCCGCTTATCATTCGCCAGCCGACACCAGGGATTTTGCCGCGCCACTTGTCCGCCTTGTAATGGATCCCGCCCGGGAGCTCATAAGGATATGTGCCGTTACCTTTAGGACCTGTACCGAATTCCACATAGGCGGCGTATTCAACATTGGTCAATACGCTGCCGATATGCTTGCTACCCTCGCGCTTGTAGTCGGTATGCAGCGACGCGCGCAAGTCGCCGTTATCTACTGGGCACAACTCTTTTGCGCTGTTGTTGACTATTCGCGCCGCCTCGCGCGTGCCGTTTGAAATAGCGGTATCAGTGCCGCCGAGCTTTGCGAGCTTTTTAGCCAGCTCGCCGAGACCCTTAATTTCAATGCTCATCGGCTCACCGCCTTGCAAAGATACAGCGTGTGGCTGTCGTGCGGCTGGATCTCGGTGATTCGGTAATAAGCGCCACCGTATTTCACATAGTCGCCCTTCTCGACAGCGAGCGTATCGGATGTTGAAAAGGTGGCGTCTTTGTTGCACTGCAGCCCCCATTCCTGCGCCTGCATAGCGTCGGTAACGAGTCGGAAGTTGACAGTAAAAGAGCCCGCAGGTGTTTCTGCGGGCTTCACTGTTTCACTACCGAGCGTTCCTGTCTGTTTGACGGCTTTATAATGCTCGACTGTTTTGTCCTGGAATACGGCGCGCTGTGCGCGTTTGAAGGCGTCGGGGATCTTCACCAGAAAAGCCTCCTCCACTCGTTGAGCATCACCTTTTCGCTGTCGCTCAGTTCCGCCGTTGTGGCGAGGTCTGAGTCGCTGTGCTTAAAGCTCACGCTCTGGTCGCCGTCCGTTATGCTTGCAACGGTCTGCGCCGCATCGGTAGAGCCCGGCTGTTGCGTGCGGTAACGCTGCGCGGCTATCTCTGCCACAAGCAGATCAAGACCGGGGACAAGCTCACGCCGCTTGGTATATCGCAACACCTTTGACTCGACGCTGTCCAGCAGATACCGGGCAGCCGGCAGCGACATTTCCTTACCCAACATCACGCGCATCCGGGCTATGAGGTCGGCCTTGTTCTGCTCTGTCATATCAGCCCACCAGCCTTGCGGTCATGTCGCTGTCAAGGGTCTTGACGCCGTACAGGATATCAAAGCTGACGCGGTCGGTCTTGTGCTTGATGTCGTAGTCATATACAACCCTGATAGCAAGACCGTTCCTGCTCGACGCAATAGCCGCATTATTCGCGCCCATAGGCAGCTCAAGCTGACGGGTGACGAGTGCAAGGCCGTTGCGGTGGAATGCAAGGGAATGAGTCGTTTTGACGAGATACACCGTGACCGCCTCGCCCGAGGCAATGGTGCGATGGATAGGCTGGTCTATCGCGACCTCAGCGACCGCGCCGCTTGCGGCAGTTGCATCGGCGGCAAATCTGTAAAGATAGCCGTCGAGGATAAAGCCGTCGCCCTTTTTAAAGGTGCCGGTCGCCGCAGTGACATCCGAGAGTGCGACCTTGGTCTCGCCGGCGGTGCAGGAGACTTTTGCAGCGGTCGCAGTGCCCGCAGTTGCCGCGAGGGTATCGGGGGCATTCTGCGACATATAGGTGTCAAGACCATAGATAGAGCCGAGCTCTGCTGAGCGCAGGGCGTCGGAGTTGCCTGCATATGCGACCTTTGAGAGGTTTTCCGTGGTCAGATAGCGATACTTGTGCGTCGGATTGACGAGAAGTCTGCGCTGCTGTATCGGTACGCCCTTGAGGTCAAATGCCTTGGCAATGTTGGCAATGTCCTTGAGGTCGGCCGCGTTCGCGGTGCCGCTCACGGTGTTGCCGGCGTTTGCGATGCCTTCGGCGATAATATCGCTGTCGATGGCCTGGGATATGGCCTGCACCGCAGGAGATATGATCTGCTCAGAAAATGACTTGATGTCGAGGGTCATTTCCTTGGAAGTGACCGGAACGGTGACATCGCGGAAATGGTCAAGGGTCACCTTGACGCTGCCCTCGTTCACATTCTGGTCTACGGTCTCGCCGACGAAGTTCTTCGCGGAAAACTTCGCGGGCTTGCGGATGGTGATAGTATCACCGACGTGTGCGAACTCCTTGGAATAGTCCTTGTGGACAAGGTCGGCAGCAACGAGATTGTTCTCGAGCACCATAAGAGCCTCGTTCGCGACTATCTGAGGAGTCAGGAATTTGTTTGACATTTGTTAAATCCTCCGTTTTTACTGATTTTTGCGCCAATTCACATAATCGGCATAGTTTTCGGGGGCTTCGCCCGGTTCGGGGTCTCCGCCTCCGTGGTCGGGGTCTCCGCCCCTCTGTCTGGTTTCGACTTTGTCAAAGAGATAGGCGTCGCTTTCTCTGATTGCTTTAAGCTGATCGTCAAAGCCCTCGAGCTTGCCGTCTTTGTCGAGTTTCACACTGCCGGGTGTTATCAAGGCTTTTATAGCTCTTGCGTTCTTGCCTTTGGCGGCTGTAATAGCGGCATCGATAGCGGAGTCAAGTTTCATGGCAGCGATATCGCTGTCATACTTAGCCTTAGCCTGCTTGTTCTCGTTCTGCAGCTGTGTAATTGTAGCCTGCAGTCCGGCGGTATCAACCTTTTTGAGCTCTTCAAGCTGACTGTCCCGCTCTGCTATCTGGCCCTCAAGGTTCTTGACCTTATCGGACTCGGCGCGAAAATCTGCTTTTGAAACAAAGTTCTTGCCGATATAGCTCGCTATCTTCTTGTCGATGTCCTCGGTGTGTGCGTCGCCTAAAATGTCTTTAAGCCAGTCCATGTCTGTCCTTTCCCGCGCTCCCTTTTTACTTGGCCAGTCCCAATATTGCGCGACACCATTTTGCTCCGGGTGGCGGATAAATTTGGATATAAAAACAGCGCTTTGCATTTGACTGCAAAACGCTGTAATTATTATGTTGTGATATGACAAAACCGCCTCGCTTTAGCTTGGCGGCTCGTTATTTATTATTGATCCTCTTCATCAAGAGTATCTTTTCCGAAAGCCTTTATATAGCTCTCGGTGAGGTCTTTTATGATAATCGGGGCTTCTTCCTCGTCCAGTATTCCGTCGAGGCGACCTTTGAGCAAATCCTCATAGTAGAGATAGAGCTCATCGCTCATAGCTTCGCTGAGATCGTTGTTGTCCACTTCCCACTTTATCAGCGGGAGCACCGCGTTAAGGCGTTCAGCCTCTTCAAGGATATCCTGATTGAACTCCGGAAGATATGAATTTTCAAGCAGGTCTCCGGTTTTTGGCTGTATACCTGTGCGCAAACGGCTTTCAAGAATTTCTGTTGCTCCCTGATAATCAAGGTCGTATTTCATTTTTCCTCATCCTTATCCTTCTTTTCCAAACATCGCCTTCAACCATTTTATTTGAAACAACATTTATTTCAACATCTGGATGAAGATCTTTAAATTGTTGCATTACCCCCTTACAGCTATCACACATTCCGCGTTCGGAAAGCATGCATATCTTTTTAAAGGGGTTTGATTCATACAAATCAGCAAAAAGCTCAAAGAGCTTCGCTTCAGTATCATTGTAAGTTTCTTTCCTTATTGTTCCGTCCATTTTGGGAACATCTATATATTTAAAGCGGCGAGTTTCTTTAAGTAAAACTAATTTCCCGGTTCCTTTATATCCTCTGCTATCTTCCTCGTCAGCTATAGCGCTATGCGCATAATACATAGATTCAAAATTATCATCAATATATGCTCCAGCAATATTTCCGCTTTTTTTGTATTTGCTCGTGAATTGGAGTCTTTTTTCATAAATAACCTTTTTATCAAACTGCAAGATTTCATCAGTAGATAAATTGCCTGAATCTATCTTGTATTGATTCACCAAGCGGTATTGCCTCTTGAGCGTCTTCCACTTCTCAGGATCATTATACTTTATTTTTAAGAATTCATCAAGAGAATCCGGCACGTTTTCTTTTAAGACTGCCGAATACCGTTCGAACTGATCTCTATTGTAGGAGGACACTTGTGTCAAAGTCTTGGGCGGATAATATTTAAGCTTCCCGGTAAGAGGATTTATATTATCCGCAAGCCACTCTTCATATGTCGTTTCTGCCGGAATAAGCACCGTTTTCCCGGTCTCGGGATCCAATGCCCTGCGTTTGAGTTCGGCTCGGTTTTGTCCCTCTATGACTGCCGTTGTAGTGCAGCGGTCATTCGGATGGAGCGGCGGATAATTTACGCCCTCTTTCGCTTCGGAGACCGGAAAAGTCTTGCCGTCCAAAGCGCCGCAGACATCGCAGGTGCGCCCGTCAAGAGTGGCGAGGAATCTATATTCCGTTATGCCTTCCTCTTCGTATGCCACTTTTTCAGCGGCGTTGTGCACACGGTTCGTCTCGGTGCGTATCAGCCGCATCGAGCTGTACATTCCGGACTGCATCGCGTCGGCGAGCTGGCGCGCCATTACCTGCGGACCCGCTCCCGTCATAATTCCACGCGCCACAATACCGTATGCGCTGTTGGCAAGCGCGGATGTGTTCTGCCAGATGCGGTCAGAAAAATTCGCGCCTTTCCAGCGATCATTTACTATGGTGTTTACGGCGCCTTTCGGCAGGGCTGAGAACTCAAAGCCTAATCCCGTACCGATCTGCGTGTCATATATACTGCGATAGTATGTATCCCCGCTCACGTCTTCAAGCAGCCGCTTGAGCTCCCGCTTCTCCCGGTCGGCAAGCAATGCCGTTTCCGTCTCGATATTGGCTTTCAAAGCCTCAAGGCGGTTTATCCTCGCGGCGTATGCCGGCGCATTGAAACGAGCAAGTGCTTTTCTCTTTATGACCGGGTCTTTTATGTTATTGAGCTCTTTGCGCAGTGCTTCCAATTCCGCTTCCGCTTCTTTGGTGTTCAACATCCGACGAGCTTCTTCCGGCGTCAATTCACTGTTTGCCGCATAACGCGAAAATATCCGGTTTATGCGGGCGTCGAGGTCTTTCTGCGCCTTGGCGTATAACTTGACCGTTTTTGTCTTTATAGCCCGCGTCGAGGTACGTCGGGCATATTCCTCGCGCTGCAGTGCCCGCTCCTCCCAATAGAGATCAGAGCGCATTATTCATCATCCTTTTCGGAATCGTCCTTGTCGTCATCGTCGCCGATAAACATCTTTGCGTTTTCCTCGCGCTGCTTCTGCAGCTCTTCATACGCCTGCGCGACATCATCAACAAACGGGTGCTTTGCTAAAAGCATCTTATCAGGCACAAGCCCTTGCGACTTCTGGATTATGTCCACCGTCTCCGCATCATTGACTATCATCGACTTGTGGACATCGTATTTTATAAGCGTATAGTCATAGTCGGTACCGTTCTTCAGGTTGATATCCTGCGTAATAAACCATGACAGCTCTTTCAGCATGACCTTTAACTTCGAGACAAGCGGGTCAGCCTTGAGGTCAAGCAGGGTGTAGCGGAATTTCAGACTGACGCCTGACGGCGCGCTGCCGAGCTTTTCATCGTTCATATCAATGCCGCGTCCGATATGATATATGTCCCGGCGCAGCATATCGAGCCAGGCGAGGCGCTCGGTGACATTAAGTGTGACCTGCTCGGCACTTATCTTGCCGGACGGATCGCTTATTGACACTGCCTTGTTTATCTGCAGCTTCTGCTGTATCGCTTTTGCAGTCTCTCCGCCGTATCCCTGTATCATCCAGTAGAGCTCGACGAGATCTATCTGATTATTCGTCGACGCAGAAGATATCAGGTTATATGCATCAAGTAGCCCTTTGATGCGCGAAAGGTCGGTCTGATGCGCAGAGTTGTTATAAAGCGGCACAAACGGAATTCTTCCCCACGACTTCGCCTCAACCGAAACGCGCTCGTCGTTGATTATCTGCTCGTTATACCAATGCGGGCTGTTGCTTTCGAGCACGAACTCTCCGGCATCGTTTTCGACATAGCGCTTTACCCCTGTCGCAGTCCACCACTCTACCCGCTCCCGCTCCGTCTCTGTGCCGTTTTGCACGACGGTTATTTTATAATGGCGAAAAAAGTCGGTAATCACCTGCTGATAGCTCATATCGCGGCAGGCAATACATTCCGTCGTCGGGATAACAACAAAACAAAGCTTGCCGGCTGCCGAGTAATAGACATGCAGCCATCCGACGATACAATTTGACGCATTTGTCGCGAGGTCAGGGAGCATGTCCACAAAAGCCTCGTCTGAGGTCACTGCGGTGACGGCGTCCTCAAAAGCTTTCAGACTTTCATCTGCACCGCCCGCTCCGTCATTTGCGCCCTCAACAGAGACGGAAAGTGGCTTGCCGAGGATGTACGCGACCTTCTGGTCGACCATCAGCGCATGGAAATTATGCACATTGTGGTGATTCGAATTGTTTTCGTTGATTATCTTAACACCGCCGCGGTTTATGCCCGCCGGGCTGTTTTCGTCTTCTTCGTAGACAACCGTCTCGCGAAAATCTTTCTGCAGAATGTCCTGCATACCGCGATAATATCGGAGTCCCTCACATGCCGCCAGATACTCCGGGTCTTCCCGCGCATTTTTAAGCACGGTTTTGATAATCTCATCGTCCGTAGCCGTATGGTGATACGCGAGCTTTTCTCTTATCAAGTCCATATTGTTAATCATTAAGTTACCCTCACATTCTGCTGGTCGTTCTCTGTGGCGTAGCGCGTGGCGTCAATCGTGTGGTTGTCTCTATCGGGATAGTTCGCCTTATAATTGCCGTCCTTATCCCGTTCGAGCTCATACGATGAAAATTCCCGCGCCGCGTTTGGACAGCGGGCGGGATCTATTATTATTTCGTCGAGGTCGCGCAGCCATTCTATGCCGTGCTTCACGCTGTCCGGACCCTTGCGTGCGCCTCTGACTCTCAGGCCGTATTCATACATATCCGCTATAGACTTCGGTTCGGCGGAGTCTGCGATAATTTCGCCGGCAACTCCACGAGATTTTATACGGTCGGCGGCAAGTCTGTTGCTCATGCCCGCCGCGTATATTTCGTCGTATATGTACAGCCGCCTGCGCGGCTTGTCATAGTTGCACGATATAAAAACAAACGGGTCAACCGCATAGCCCCAGTCTATGCCGCGCCTGATACGGTCAAACCGCGCAATCTCTTCATTGCTGATGGGTCGGATACTGATGTTCCGGAATACCTCGCCGCCCGTGCCGGTGACTTCCCCGAGGAACTCGTGCCTATATCGTTCCGGCGAGTGCTGTTTCAGGTGCTCCGCCTCCAACAGCAGCGGCGCGCCTATCCAGTCCTGCGGCACAGTCAAATATGTGCTGTGATGTACCAGGCGGTCGGCGCGCTCTACACGCACCTCATCATTCACCCACGCCCGCAGCGACTCAGGAGGATTGTACGAATAAAAAACATCGAATTTACTGCCGCCGCGCATGACCGACTGCAGCACATTATCGGTTTCCCGCATCCCGGAAAACTGATTCCATTCCTCGAACCAGATATAACGAAAATAGCCGAACGGGATTTTTATGGACTTGACTTTCATCGGATCGTCAAGACCTCGAAACATAATCGTTTGCCCGCTCGGCAGATATGTGATTTTCATCGGACTGACCGTCGCTTTAAAATACTGCGACACGCCCAGTTTATCAATAGCCCACAGCATTTGTGCAAAAACGCTGTCCCGCAGCGTATCTGCAATTTTGCGGAACACGATCGCGTGCGCGTCAGGGTTTTTAATGATGCCGCAGACAATTTCAAGCGATATATAGCTGCTCTTCGTGCTTCCGCGCCCGCCTTTAAGCACATAGTGCGTATGCTGACCAGCACACACATCGCGATGCACCTCATAAAACGACGGCGCGATTATGTCAGTAAGCCTGACGGCCATGTTAGCCGCCCCCTATATCGTCGATAATCTGCGGCGCGTTGACGGAGACTTCAATTCCATCCTTAAACAGGCTGAAACGCTTGCCAAGCAGCTCCGCAGCCTTCAGGCGCTCCTTTTCGTCCGGCGGCTTATCCAGCACCTTTGCCGCACTGTAGCCGTCGCCTTGACCTTCCACAACCACGACGCTCGCCGTGCTGTCTCCGCGCATCACGGCGGTGAGGTACTCCATGACCTCCTGCGCGTCGGCTATCTTTTTAGAGCTCAGCTCATCGAGTTTTGCTTCGATGTAGGCTTTAACATTAGCATTTGTTAGCAGCCTTGACGCATTGGCTCTCGCAGCATCATCCGATTTTATCCGTGGATAAGCAGCCTTGTATGCTCTTGTCGCGTTGCAGTCGATGATGTATTCATCCGCAAATTTCCGCTGTTTGTCGGTCATGGTCTCACCTCCGGTCTTGTGTCACATATTTTTTACAATCGGGTTATAAAAAGCATAAAAAAAGCAGCCTCAAAAGGCTGCAAAAAAAGTTTTATCAAACTCATGTTCGATAATAATATCACATACGCAATCGATCCGCAAGCACAAAATATTAAAAAATTAAGTTTCTGAATTTTGTACAAATAAAACAACAGTACAGCGATAAAATTAGGCTATTCGAACACAAGAGAATGTGTCCGATTATATTGAAATTTTTTCGAAAAGGGCTTATAATTTTTCCAGGAAAAGTTTGGCAGCGCAGCAGAGGAAAATAGGATATCGAAAGGTGTGTCTATCTTGTCTCTGCCAATAGTCGTCTTTATCACGTGGATCGTCTTCGGCTCGTCACCAATAAAAGCCGCTGTAATTTCTATTTTGGAAATCACTGCCGCTGTTATTGAAAATCTGCTTCACAAAAAACATCCGCAGAATGAGCCACAATCGCTTAATCTCAAAAAAATCATATCGCTCTCCATGACAACTGTGTTGTATTTCCCGTTAGCACTGATCATCATATCAACAATCGCCAACACAAAATCATCGAGCTCTCTGCCGAAAGAGATCTGGGAAGTATCGATAAAATACTTCAATCTTTTTAGTACGATTTCCTCATTAAAGGAATTCGTAGACGGCGTCTCTGCGCTACTGTCTCTGTCTATGAGCGTCGTGAGCGTGTAGAAAAGCACCGCGGTCACCCCTAATGACCACGGTGTTAGATACGCAACAACAAAAGCAATACTTCCGTCGTGTTCTGTTGCGCGCCCTTTTCCTCAATAATGTCCTCACCATACAGTTGTGGTGAGGACATTTTGCACCACATAAAAAATCTTCTTTGTGTAGCCTGATTATATTAACACATAACACCACTTATGTCAAGTCTTTTTTTGTTTTTTTAGCTCTTCTCACCTAAAGCCCCGCTATTTATGACGCCGCGGGGCAGGCGTATGTGAAAGGGGACATAAAAATGAAGAATAGAATATCGGTAACATTCTTCATCCTAATGCTACCACACATGAATTCCTCATTGTCCTCAACTTTGCCGAATATAGCGATAGCAAATATTGCTACAATTCTTAGCGGTGTTATTACCGCCAGTCTTTGCCGCCACATCTTCCCATGTCAGTCCATCGATAAAGCGCAGCGTGAATATCTGCCGGGTCAGGCTGTCGGGAATATCCGATATGTAGCGCTCAAGTCGGCTGCGCTCATATATGCGCTGCTCGATTTTAGCCTGGATTATAGCTTCGAGATCCGTTATCTCCGCTATGCAGCGTTCAAGCGCAGGCTCAGGGTTCGGGCTATGCGGCATACCGTCGTAGTTCGGCGACCTCGGACAGAGCAAATTTGCCCGCAGTTCCGCAAGCCTCTCACGGTCAAGCTCTATCTCCTTGTCAAGGTAGTACAGCTGCGACAACTCTTTAAGCGTCATTTAACAGCCTCCTCTCGGGTTTTGTCGTGCTTTTCAATCTCCGGCTTCAGACAATGCCAAAACGGGCATAGAGGCTTTTCTCCGCCGGTCTGGACGAGAAACACACAATGCTCATCCGGACACATCTCAGGCACTGCCATCACCTTCCAATAGCTCGGGGTTATCATGAATATTGCCGATAACCTCTATCTCGTAGTCGTAAAAGTTATCCATAACATAGCAAACACTGCTGTCATAAACTTGAAAACAGCATTCATCAAAAGCGACTTGACAAGGCTCCTCATCGCCTTTCAACAAAACAATATCGCCCTCGAAAATTTTAGTGCCGTTTTTGTCTGACAAACCTGTGTACTGCCCTATCGTTTCAGGGATTACCGTCCTTTTGCTATTATTGGTGCAAATCTGCCAGTCGCCGTCATAACAGCGAATAGGCACACCGAAATACCACACACCATCATTATATTTTTTATCGCCTTTGCCACGGAAAAGTATCTCACGCATTGTTACACCTCACCTTTCATGAAGCAAGCCCAAAATGTTTTACTGTTTTTTCCAGAGTGATGCCCGAACAAAGGTTTACATCCAATTGCCCGCCATACCTCCACCGCCGGGATTTGTACTTCCGACCATTTAAAAATTAAAACTCCGTTTGGTCGTAAAACGCGCATACATTCATTAAAACCGTCCCGTATCATCTGCGGCCAATGGTCGTCGAGTTTTCCGTATTTTTTGACCAACCACGAAGTTTCACCAGCATGTCGCAAGTGTGGTGGGTCGAAAACCACAAGATAAAAGGTGTTGCTCGCAAATGGAATTGAGGTGAAGTCGGCTATTACATCGGGATCCACTCTCAATGTCCTTTCGGATAGTCCATCCCCGGATTTCCAAATCCGGGTTTCAAGCTCTCGCCTTTTGTCCATGTATACCGTGGCGGGATGTTGTTTATTAAACCAAATGCTGCGAGATCCGCAAGTCGCATCAAGAATTTTCTTTGTTTCTTCAATTGCCATAGTCGTCACTCACTTTCAAAAATCCCATTTCAATGAGTTCTCGGCCGCATTTCGGGCAAACATACCCACTATCATCTCCTGCCTCGAATATCTTGCAGCAGTAATAACATCTTAAGCAGTGTGTTTCCCGGTCACTCGTCCGCTCCCGTATGTAGCGCCTGTTGGTCTCTTCCTGGGTTATTTGTTTCAGCATGGCAGCTCCTCGATTCTCACATAAATTCCCGGCACGGCAGCCCAAAACTTTTCGCTGATCTCCGATGCGACCTGCGCATCGTCCTTCCAAAAGTGCAGGCGGGTCATGCAGTCTTTCAAGGCTTTCTCGAGATTGTCCGTATCGGGCTTCGAGGTTTTCCATTCCCCGTCTCTGTGCTTAGTCCCTGTATTGCTGAAGCACCATTTGACCATCAGCCTGACCGCGCCCGAATACGGTTCCTGCGGAATGTGTTCTGCCAGGTGTGCCGTCAGCTTACTCCTTGCCGCTTTCAGCTCGGTTGAATCGTACATTATCGCCTTACCGTTTTTGACGGTTATCTTTTTGTCGTGATGCGTTACCGTGGGCGGATGCATCGGCATGAAAAATTCAGTTGTCATTTCAGTTTCCTTTCTTTTTTGTTTTTGAAAATCGCCCTTGTCAAGGTAGGGAAGAAGTTGTGTGCGGCGGCAGCCTAAGCCGCCACACTTCTTTCCCTTGACTTTGAGGGAAGGGAATTTCCCCACTTATATATGAAATATATAAGTGTTTTTTCCCTCAGAGGGAATTTCTCGATTTTTTATCGACTTTTTCCTTGTGAGGGAATTTCTCGATAACCATTCGACTTTTTCCCTTGTAGGGAACGGGAAATTTTATCGACTTTTTCCCTCGTTTTTCTTTCCAACTTCTCCGTCGTCAATCCAAAAACCACCATGCTCTGTCAACCTTTTGCGAACCGTTTTCGCTGTTACTCCGAGATATTCAGACAACTCATTCACTGTTACCCGTCCATCCATATTGCAGGCATCGAAAGCAGTTTCTATGCTGCTTGTTCTATCCTTTTTTCGCTCGGATGAGGTCTTTTTGCTGCTGAAGTTTCTCCTGAAAGGCGAGTTTTTCGAATTAAAATCGCTATCCGGCTTTATGTCCTCCAGCACTCCGGTATCATCTATCCGATGCACGGGGTAATCGAACCAAAGATTGACCGGAGCGAACTTCGGGAACTCACGCAAAGTACCTTCAATCCGCCACGCCGTACGCTGCTCGATCATATTCCACGAAGCTCTTACTTCGGAGAGCATAAGGTCGCGGGATGCCGGAGACAGACTCTCGCCGCACATTTTGAGCAGCTCGTGCGCGGTATTCTCTTCGTCCTGCGACGGTTCCGGCAGCTTGAAGCGGCGCATCCATTTAAGGCAGATTTCACACTGCGCCTTGTCCTCTTGCTGTTTGCGGATACCGTCGGTTATATCAAGCTCTATGAGGTCGAGCAGCGCGTCGGGGTCGCGAGCGAACACTCCGCTGCCGGACGCTCTGTCCATGCTCCTCTTGCCGCCCTGAGCGCCTTTTGAATGGTGGTGGCAGTAGATTACCGCACACCCGAGTTCGGTGCAGACCTTGTCAAATTGGTTGCAGAAATGCGCCATCTGATCTGCGCTGTTTTCGTCGCCGGTGATGATTTTATAAATCGGGTCAATGACAATGGCGATATAGTTTTTCTTTGCAGCGCGTCTGATGAGCTTCGGCGCGAGTTTATCCATCGGAATGGATTTGCCGCGCAGATTCCACACATCGATGTTATGCAGGTTTTCCGCAGCCCAGCCGAGCGTTGTATAGACATCTTTAAAACGGTGCAGACAGCTCGCACGGTCAAGCTCGAGGTTGACATACATTATCTTGCCTTGGGTACATTTGAAGCCCAGCCATTCGCGCCCCTCGGCTATGGCGCAGCACAGCTCTATCAGCGCAAAAGACTTGCCGGCCTTTGACGGTCCTGCGACAAGCATTTTGTGTCCCTGCCGCAGAACTCCATCTATAAGCGGCGGCGCAAGCTCCGGCAGGTCGTTCCACACATCGGCGACGCTCTCCGGATCCGGCAGGTCGTCGTTTATGCTTTCAATCCATTCTTTCCATTCGTTCCATGAACTCTTGCCGATGTTCGTGTCGAGCAGATACTGCTTCTTTCCGTTGCGCTCCACGCCCGGCATACGGCTCAAACGGGACGGGTTTTTGTTTTGGCGGTCGATGTCTATGCCGTTTTTCTTGCATACATCATAGAGATAATCAACACGCTTGCGGTATTCGTCAAAGTTTGCGGCATCGATGCGTACAATGGCGTGCAGACTTTTTCCTCCGCTGTAAACGAGACAGGCAATCGGCAGCTCGAGCTCGCGTATTATCTGGTTTTGATGGGTGATGTCGGTCGTATCGGATTCGACCAAAGCATATCGGAACTCCGTCACATTTTCATTTTTGACGCCTTTGCCGTCCAGAGGATTGAAGCGTATCCACGCCCCCGCCTCCGGCTTGCAGTCGCCTATTACGCGACCTATGTCGCCCTCGCATTTGCTCAGAGCCTCTATAAGCTCTCCCGCAGTCCTGGTATACACGCCTTTCGTCGGCAGGTATTTACTGTCTTTTTCCCAGCTTTCGGTGACATAACCGACCGTCTCCCCCGCCTCAAAGAGCGTTTCGAGATATTTGGTAATCTGCTCTACGGGATTCCATTTGTCGGGAATATTCAACTCCTTGCCTTCAATCCAGCTTTTGTCGACAAGAACAAGATCATCCTTTTGTTCTCCGATAACGCTGTCCCAGTCAAGCGCGCCGTCATCTGCCTGAAAATGCCAGCCGTTATCTTTTGCCATCTGAACGATAGTCCCCGCCGTAACCGGTGCAGCGGCGCCGTTGAAGGTATTCCACTTTTTTTCGCAGTCGCCGGCATGATAGCGCTTGTCCGGGCGTGACCATTCATCCCAGTCATCGCAGCTGTATCCCTCATGCTTAAGCGCCATGCCGACTTCCACCCATTCGGAATATGTGCAAGCAGCCGGGTCTATGTATTTTATCAGCTCTTTCAGGTCGAGCTTTTCTTCTGTCATATCGTCATTGCCTCCGGTTTATAGTCTTTAGGCACAATGCCGCGCGGAACACGCCAATCGTTTGCAGCTATGCGATTTATCATCTTTGTTGCAGCGTCAAAGCTCCATTCGCCTACATGCAGAAAACCGCGGGATTCCAAAAAGCGTATCTGTTTCGGCGTTGTGAGACCTTCTTCGCGGCGCTTGCTGAGGCGGTCAAGCAGAAGCTTTGCCTTGCCGGCGTTCTCGATTGCGTCGGGAAATATACCGAGCTTTTCGAGCGTTTTAATCTGTTTTTCCGTCGGCGGAGCACATTCCCACCCAAATGCCGGGACATAGCTTGAAAGATCCTGCGCGGAAATCGACATTTCATACTGCAGCGGGTCTACAAGTCTGCGCTTGCGCTTCCTCATTTCCTTGAGCTGCGCCGCAAGAGCTTCTTCACGCTGAGCGACAACATCGCTCTCCGCTTGCTGCTCGGCAGCCTCAATATCGACCGGACAGCCTGCCGCTTCGATATTCTCCGTCATCTTTTTTGCGACCTCTTCGTTTTCACATATCAGATGAGCAGGATGACAAAGTTCATGGCGTTCAGTGTGCCACAAGAAATCGAGCAGCAGAAGATTCTTCTTGCCGGGCGCAAGGCGCGTTCCGCGCCCGACCATTTGACTGTATAGGCTTCTGACCTTTGTCGGTCTTAACACGATGACGCAATCGACCGCCGGGCAGTCCCAGCCTTCCGTCAAGAGCATGGAGTTACAGAGCACATTATATTCGCCGCGCTCAAAAGCTTCGATTATCTCCGCTCTGTCCTGACTTCCGCCGTTGACTTCCGCAGCCTTGAAACCGCGCTCATTCAGAATATCCCGAAATTTTTGTGAGGTCTTTATAAGCGGCAGAAACACGACTGTTTTGCGCTCCCTGCAGTTCTTTATCATCTCGTCGGCAATCTGATACAGATACGGATCCAAGGCGTTGTCGATATCGGCCGCCTTGAAATCTCCGTTTTGCATTGCAACTCCCGTCAGGTCGAGATTCAGCGGAATTGTAAGAGCCTTTATCGGCGCAAGATAACCGTCCTTGATAGCCTGCGGAAGTGTGTATTCATAGGCAAGCGAATCAAAATATGAACCGAGGTTGCGCATATCGCCTCTGTCCGGCGTAGCGGTGACGCCTAAGACATGCGCGTCTCCAAAGTGCTCAAGCACGCGCTGATAACCATCGGAAAGGCAGTGATGCGCCTCGTCGATGATTATGGCGTCAAAATAGTCGCTGTCGAACTGTTCGAGCCGTTTTTCTCTCTGTAAAGATTGCACCGAGCCGACGGTTATACGGTACCAGCTGCCGAGGCAGCTTTCTTCGGCTTTCTCTGTGGCACACATCAAGCCGGTAAATTTCAGTATTTTGTCCGCCGCTTGTTCAAGCAGCTCGCCGCGGTGAGCGAGCACAAGAACCCGCTCACCGTTCTGAACACACTGCTTTGCAACATTAGCGAAAACGACTGTTTTGCCGGTGCCGGTCGGCAGGACAAGCAATGTGCGATTATTGCCGCTCGCCCACTCGTTGAATATTGCCCGTTCTGCTTCCAGCTGATAAGGTCTCGCGTCCAAGGATTAAAAATTCCCCGGAGTGAAAGCGGGACGCTGAGTGGATTCGTCCGGCTCAAGGAATTTCTTGACCTCATTGTAATAATTATCGTTGTAAAGCCTCTGCCCTATCTTGCAGCGGCCTTTTGAACCTACAACCTGCGCCCAGTTCATTCTCAGAGGTTCGCCGTGTTTCTTCTGACCGATACTGATAAAAAACGCGCACACAAGCCCTTCTGTTTTACGCGAGAGGAAAAGATTATGTTTGACGATTGCTGTGCCCTGCGGCGCGTCTATCTGAAGCGTAAGCTCCGCTTTCGGGCAGGCAGACATTTTCTCCGAGCCGTTGAAATAGCCGCGCTCAAAGCTTTTGACGGTGAATTCATATTCCCCTTCCGGCAGAAGTACAAATTCGTTTTCGGCTTCGATTACACTGTCCCAGTCGAGGGCGTCGTTTCTGTTGGTATTGTAGTTTTCGTTCATAGTTAATACTCCTTTTTATTTAAAATTTTCTTATATGATTGACGATGATATCGTAGACCTGCTCCCATGCGCCGATAAGGCAGCCGTTAATGAAAGCTTCGCCATAATTGAGAATCGGCGTGTCGGCAGTGAAGTAACCTTTCCACGCTACCGCACTTCTAAGCTCATCTTCGGTAACGTTGTTCGCCGTCATGAGTTCACGCAGCGCTGCCGGTAAGCCAGAACTCGGTTCAGTGTTCTCCGTGTTCGGGGTAGGCTCGTCGGCATCGGCGGTAAACTCGTCGATTTTTGCCTTGAGCTCCTCTATGCTTTTTTTCGGCGGGTCGGGCAGCGCATTCGTCTGCGGCTTATCTTCCGGCGCCGCTGCGACATATGCACCGGAAGACGGAATAAACGGTGCGATGACGCTGAAATCGAAATCGACCTCGTCCGGCAGCCCGTATCTGTTCTTCGCATCCCAGCAGGGATGATGATTGGTATACATTACCCTTCTGCCGCCCTGTGCCTTTCTGCTGTCGGTCTTCTCGTCCTTTATCACGAACGTCTTATAGTTGACGAAGAGAACCGTGTCTGCCCATTCTTTTACGATCGGCGCGACATTTTTTGAAAGTTTCATCTCCCAGCGGTCGTATGCGCCGAGCTCGTCCGGCTGCTCAAACTTACGCATTTTGGCGTGAGCGGTCAGCACGACGTTAATACCTTTTGATATAACCTCATTGAGCAGGTCGAGAAGCCTGCCGAACTCTTCGTAGAGCTTTGTATAGCCCTTGCCGTATCCGAAGTCCTCAATACTCTGTTTGTGATTTACGGAACATATATGATTACTTGCAAGCTGCTCTGCCCAGTCCGCTGTGTCGATGACAAGCGTCATACACAGTTCGGGGTGATCGCGAACATATTTGACCTCTTCGAGAAGCATCGTCCAACTGCTCGGTTTGTCAAAACGCTTAACGTTCAGCCTCTTTGTGCTGCCTTCCGTGTCGATGAAAATCGCGCCCGGGAACTTGGAAGCAAAGGTTGATTTGCCGATTCCCTCCGGACCGTAAACTATGACCCGCTGTGCATCTTCGATTATTCCTGATGTTATGTTCATTAAAACTGTCCTGCCTTCCATGCTTTTTTAGTCTCCGTCGGTTCGTTCGCCACATATCCGTCCTCTATAAGGACACTGCATTCATCGCCGGTGCTGACCCTCGTTGCTATCGCCTGCAGCCCCTCAGACTCAAGCCATTTGCCGAACTCAGCAAGAGTGTCAAGATCCATCTGCTCGAGCTTATCAAGCAACACAAACCCGCAACTGGGGTTGAGCTTGCGCACGATGGCCGTGGAAACCTTGAGCTGATCCGCTCCGGACATATTGTCCCACTTGAAGCCGTTGTATGTCAGCTCGCCATCCTTGACCGACAGCCCCGGCAACGGAAGCTGTGCGGACTTGAGCAAGTCGGTTTTCTTTTGCCTGACATCTTCAAGCTCGTTTGTCAGCTGGCTGTACTGAGTCTGATACGCTTTCGCATCCTCTTCCGCTTTCTCTTTTTCAAGGTTGGCACGGATTTTAATGTTGATTTTCTCAACATTTTCAATGTCCTCTTCAAGCTCGGCGGTGCTCAGATCCTCGAGGTGCTCCGTCTCCATGTGCGCGATTCTGAGGTCATCCATAAGGCTCTGCTGCTCCGTCATAAGACGTTGAAGCTCAGCCTGGATTCCGTTTATTTTGCTGTTGACGGCGTCATAGTGATGCTGTATCTCGGCGGCTCGGTCACGCTTGCGCTTATTCTCGGCGTTATGCGCCATAATACCTTGCTGCTGTTTGATAAGCTCGGATGCGGAAATCAGCTGCTCCGGTACATCCGGATACTCCGTCATCTCTCTGGCATACTTGAGTTTCTGATCGGCTATCTGTCCAATCATGTGGCGCTTGTTGTAGAGCTCCGTCTCGTCGTGCTCAAGCTGTGCGAGCCTGTCTCCAACGCCGATTATGCGCAAAAGTGTGTTGGCTTTTTCCTTGTTTGATGCGGTCATAAACCTCGGCAAATCAAGCGCAAGCTGAGAAATAAACTCGTTTATAAGCTGCTGACCGCCTTTTCTGCCGGTAGGGTCTGTGACCTTCAAGGTGCTGTTCTTCCCGGTGCGCTCCACTATGATGCCGCTGTCCATTGTGATTTTGAGATTGGGCGGCAGTACAGAACCCTCACGCTGCGGCTCTGACGGACGAAATCTATCGCCCCCAAGCGCCCATGCAATGCTGTCGAGCACAGAGGTCTTACCCTGACCGTTACGCCCGCCTATCACAGTCAGACCGTTTTCGGTGGGCTCGATTTTGACCGCCTTAATACGCTTTACATTCTCGAGCTCAAGGCTGTTTATCTTCATTTGACATTAGTCTCCCTTCGTGTTATCATGATGTTGAGGTTTTACCTTTGCCGTCTTCGCTGCCCACTCAGCGTTGGCGGCTTTTATAATATGCGCAGTAATCGTCTGTCGGCGGCGATTCGCGAAAAATCCCGGTCTCGTGGGTGTACATACATGCCGTGCCGTCCCAGTCGCCGCACGGCGCTGCCATGCGTCTGCGCCAGTCACAGCTGTTGCAAATCGCCATTTTGCGCCACGGGTCTCGTCCGCGCTTCGGCGCCGGTGCCGGTGCCGACACGATTACTTGCTGCCGCCGCTGGTCGGTCAAGCCAGCGAGATAATCAAGTGACACATCAAAATACTGCGCTATGTTCACCGCCATCGGCAGCGACGGACAGCTCTTGCCGTGCATATACGCCGATACCATGTTAGGCGCGGTGCCGAGTGCCGCGGCAAGGTCTTTCTGCGTGACTTTCGGCACGCTTTCGCACATCAGGTCTTTTAGCCTGGCAGCAAGGATCTGCACATCGAACGGGCTTTTAGTTGTCTGGTTTCCCATTACGTTTTGTCTCCTTTCTGTTTAAAATTTTTGCTTTGAGGTCGTCCTCGAAGGCTATGAGCTTGTCCTCACGGCAAAAGCCATAGATGATAAGTACGACGGCGACAATTTCAAAGACTGTCTGAATTGCAAATTTAAGTGCCATTGTTAAACCTCTCTTTCTTTCAATTCACCGCTCAGTCATCAATCCGATATCCCCGCGCTTGAACTGTTCGAGCTTGTCAAGGCGGATGTAGTACGACCAGCCTCCGCTTGAGTGCTGAAGCGCGATACAAAAGGCGCATTTGCCCTCCCTGGCAAGCAGCCTGATCTGGTGCGGCGGTATGTAAATAACCTCCCGGAGATACATCGCCGCTTCGTCCACTGACATAAGTGCCATTTTTTTACGCATGGTGTTTGTCTCCTTTCACGAGAGCGCTTTCAAGAAGCGTTCTTTTCCTTTTACAGTGACAAGCATCTGAACGCCTGTCCAGTCGGTCTTATCGTTGTATGTCTCCTTGACGGTGAACAGCCCTGAATCGACATGCTCCGCATAGGGCATCAGCCTGCCGCGCTTGTCGCGGTAAATGTATTTGTGGTCTATAAGCCACTTTACAAAGTCATTCTGTTTCAGCCCGAGAAGCTTTGCCGTCTCTCTGACACCGGTAAGGCTTTCGCGGTCGCATAAGCCGTCAAAATATTCGGCTTTTGGCTGCATAATGGCGTTCTGAACCGAGAGGTTTGAGTTTATAGCCTTGACTCTTTCAAGCTTCTCCTGCGCCATTCTGAGGGCTCTTGCCATCACCGCCTCGGGTGAGTTCCACTCTCTTTCGAGCTGCAAGAAATACTGTCTCGCCTGCTTGCCTTTCTCGTTGCGCTGAAGCATACAGATTTCTTTTGCCATGTCGATTGTGAGCTGCGCATCGTGTCTCGGCTTTCCCGGAAGTCCGTCAGACCTATTGGACAAAAATGTCCGATAGTCCTCGTCCTCAGTAAAACCGTATTCGCACATTCTCGGAAACCATTTGTGAAATGGGGTTTCTGCTTCCAAAAATTCGTGTAGGTCTCTTGCTAAGACCGTAGGTCTGTCGCTTTCATAATTGATTTTGATTAACTCGTTCATTGTGGTACTCCTTTCATTTAAATAAAGTTGAATCGTCATCCACCAACGATGCCGATGATGACAACGCAAACCACGATCACCCAAACAGCAAGCGCCACAAGAAAAGGGCTGCATTCTGGGATTCCGCCCAAAAATTGGGATTGCTTATCACCATTGTGGGTGGCATTATTACCATTCTTTCTTCTTTTGGCTTTCGCAGTTGCACACAGCGCAATGATTTCAAAGACCAAGCTACCGGTTTCCACAGCGAAACATATTTTGAATAACAGCGGGTTGTCCATCTCTTTTCCTCCCTTCTTGATTTATTTCTTTTCGCGTGATATACTCCCTTGAGAGGGGGTGAATAATGTGAAATTGAATCCGGACTGTATCAGGGATATTCTCTTTGTGGTCGAAGAAAATACCTCATTTAACCAAATGCTTCGCCTCACTGATGACAACATGTTTGGGTTGGAGAGCAAGTATCAGCATGATGAAATTCTTTACCATGTTCGTCAATGTCAATGGTCAAACCTACTCGATGTGGAGATGTGGACAATGACGGGTGACTGTCTTATCAAGGATCTCACACCGCTTGGACATGAGTTTATCGCAAATGTCCGTAAGAATGAGGTCTGGACAAATGTCAAAAACATTGCCGGGCAAATCGGTTCCGCCTCGCTTTCCGCATTGGTTCAGATAGCTTCAAATGTTGTCACCAATCTGATAAAATCGCAGTTTTCAATTATTTCCTGAACCAATTTTTTATCACCCACTCAGCACACCGCGTCAGCTCGTCATCGGTTGGAGCGGTGCTTTTTGTCGTCAAATAATACGACAGCGCCTGCGTGCTTATCTTGTATTTGATATAGCCGACGAACATGCCGATACAAAGTAATGTAATTATTACGGCATAAATTTTCATATTCCCACCTCTCTTTCTTTTTTTTCAGCTCCTTTCTTCGGTTAGCTATAACTTGCGTTTTCACAAGTCGATGAGTAAAAAAAATAAAAGGAGACTCTTTCGACCGGCTCACCTATAATCTCAAGTATTTTGAACATTTCGCTTTGCGTGAACTCCCTTGCACCGCAGAGCTTGCGGTTAATCGTCGCTTCGCTTTTTCCGACGCTTTTTGCAAGGCTTTTTTGGGTTATGCCTCTTTGCCTCATTGCGCCGAGCAAATTTGAGTAATCATACATTATCGCTTTCACCTCCTTTTGGTTTGATTATATCACTTGCGTTTTCACAAGTCAATACTTTTTCACAAGTTTTCAAAAGTTTTTTTCATTTTTACTTGCGTTTTCGTTGGCTTTGTGATATTGTATAGGCGAGGTGATCAATATGCCAAGCTTTGCAGAAAGATTAAATGAAGCCTTAGAACGCAGAAATATGACCGCAGCGGAACTTGCGAGAGCGTTGAATGTCGCTGACGCTACAATAAGCAATTATAAAAAAGGAATCTATGCACCAAAACAAAGAAGAACTGAAGAAATATCAAAAATTTTAAATGTATCTATTCCGTGGTTAATGGGTGCAGATGTTCCCATGAAGCCGCTAAACCTCGTTTCTCCGAATGTGACCGAAGATGTTGTTACGTTCCCGGTAATAGGCAATATTGCCGCCGGATATGAAGAAATTGCAGTCGAGGATTGGAGCGGCGAAACCATAGATGTCCCGCGCTCTTTTCTCAAGGGACGAAGCAAATCCGACTTTTTTGTTCTAAAGGTACACGGTGATTCAATGTACCCGACTTACCACACTGACGATAAAGTTCTCATTCTTCGGCAAACCTTTGTCGAGCGCAGCGGAGATGTCGGAGCCGTTATATATGATGGAGAATGCGCGACGCTTAAGCGTGTCGAAATTTTTGACGATATGGTGAGGCTCAGTCCGCTTAATCCTTCCTACCCACCCAAAGAGTTGACAGGCGCAAATCTCGAGCAGTATCACATCATCGGCGTTCCTTATCTCCTCGTGAGAGAGATAATTAAAAACTAATTAAGAAAGCAGTCGCCCATCTGAGCGCGGTTAGATGAGGAGCAAAGTACAGATTATTGTAAAATTTTTTAATGTTCTAAAAATATATTGAATATTTTAGCCATTTGGGCGTAAAATCTTGTTGTAACTGTGTTTCAGTTACATTAAAGGGGCTGTTTATTTTTTGAGTCAGATTGAAAAATTGGTAGAGCGTTTTTTGAGTATTCCTAACGACTTAACTTATAAGGAGTTGGTTAGTGTTCTTTCTTACTTCGGATATAAAGAATTCAACTGCGGCAGCACTTCTGGCTCTGCGGTTCGCTTTGTCGACGAAAATAATAATATTATCAATATGCATAAGCCACACCCACAAAAGATAGTAAAGCGATATGCTATAAAAGATGCTATAGCTAAATTAAGAGAGGATGGAAAACTATGAAGGAGAATATAATGGAGTACAAGGGTTATTACACCGCCGTGCTCTATGATGCAGAAGACCAGGTTCTGCACGGAAAAATTGAAATGATAAACGACCTGGTTACATTTGAAGCCGAGCGTGTTGATGAGGTTGAAAGTGCTTTTCACGAAGCCGTAGACGATTATTTGGAAATGTGCAAGGCATTATCCAAAGAGCCTCAGAAGCCGTGCAAAGGACAATTTAACATAAGAATACGCCCCGAACTGCACCGACAGGCCGCAATAGAGGCATTAAAAGCAGGCATATCATTGAATCGTCTCGTCGAAATATCTATTGAAAAAGTAATTGCTGATGGGCAAAGCGATGTTATTGATGAAATAAATGCATCTGAGCGAAGGATCAAAGAGGCCGTCATAGATGCCAACAGTTCCCTTTGGAGCAACCTTACCAACACTAAAAAACTTTTGTCTTTGGAGGTAAAACAATGAACCTTTCAGATTATCTTAATGACAATCCCGCCGTTGCACTTTGCGCTGTTGATGTTACGGATGACAGCGTTCTCAGCACACTGCCTTCACTTCAAATAAGTATTGGCGACACCGTTGACATCGACACAGCAGATATCCCGGAGAGTCAAGTATCTGTTATATATTCAAGGCACGTTTCCGCAACACCGGAACCGCTCATTTCAATAAACATCTCGTTTAGGATTATATGCACTATGAATGAAGAGGGAGTGAAGCTCAGCAAAAACGATGTTTTAGAGCTGCTCAAAGCAGATAAAACAATAATATCTATGTGCGCCGCAAAAGCCTCTTTACTTCTTTCTCAGCTGACAACGCTTATGGCTGGCAACACACCTATTGTTACTCCCCCAACATTTGTAGCTAATAATGACGATTAATTAAATAAAAAAGAACCCCCGGTGTTCCAGCACCGAGGGCTCAGGCATCAACACACACCATGCGTATAGAGTGGATTGATATATTTATTATATCACCCGCTCTAAGGAAACACAAGTAAAGGAGCGGATTTTTTAATGGCAAAGCGTGAAAACGGTGAAGGCAGCGTATATAAACGCAAGGATATCAAGCGGCGCCCCTGGGTCGTCGCGCTGCCGGCAAGTTATAGCCTGGACGAGCAGGGCAAGATGATTAAAAAGCAGGAAATCCTCGGGCACTATGCATCGAGCAAAGAGGCGAAAGCTGCTCTGGCTCACTACCTCGAACACCCGGTCACAGAGATAAACATGACCGTTGATGATTTGCATATGATATGGCTATCCCGCCCGGAGTATAAAAACATATCCAAACAGTCCCGGGATTGCTACAACGCCGCCTGGAAGAAGATTCCCGAAGATGTAAAGGCTATCAAAATGCGCGAGCTGAGAACGGAAGACATGCAGAAATGTATCGATGCATACAGCGCACAAAGCGGCACTTCGCTCTCATACATAAAAATCACATTTTCGCGTCTTTATGCGCTCGCGTTGGAGCGAGACATTTGTTACAAAGACTATTCTAAATTCGTTAAGCTCCCAAAGAAAAAGAAAAACGAAATACATCCATTTTCCACCGAAGAAGTGAAAAAGATAAAGGCTGCCGCACAAGCTAATGTCCCATACGCCGATATCATTCTCATCCTGATTTACACGGGATTTCGTATTTCTGAACTACTCGCCCTTACTCCGGATGATTACATAGCGGATCAAGCCCTGCTCATAGGTGGTCTGAAAACCGAAGCCGGAGAGAATCGCCATGTTCCTGTTCTGCCGGTGATTAAGTCGTATATAGAAGCACTCGTAGCAAAGCAAGGTAAAAAAATAGTATGCCGTGATGACGGCGAGGGATACAGCTCGAGCTACATGCGCAAAAAGTATTATGACTGCCTTGAAGAGATAGGAGTTAAGCGTCTATCCCCCCATTGCTGCCGAAAAACATGTGCAACAATGATGGTAGAAAGCGGTGTATCGCCCGAAGCTACACAAATGATTCTTGGGCACGAAGAATACAGCACGACCTTAAAATACTATGCACTTGTATCAGACAAAACTCTTCATGAGGAAATGGCGAAGATATCTTAAAATCCGTAGTAATCCCGTAGTAACGCCCGATTTCCGTTTAGCATTTATCGTCTGTTGCGCACATCCAAACTACTATATGTTGTGTTTTTCTCCGCAATTTGCTATGCGTATGCACTACATATTTGACTTTTAATCAAGGTGTCCGGAGTTCGAATCTCCGATGGATCACCAAATACAGAGAAGCCGCCTTTGGGCGGCTTTTTTGTTTTTAGATTTTTTAAAATTTTGTGTTGACAACGGGATTTTTCGTGCTATGATATAAGTGTGCTACTACAGATAGCACACTTATTCTGATTTTGGTGCACTGCGGCGCGCCGGAATCAAAAAGAAAGGAGAATCGCT